ATAGTTATCTTTAGTAACCTTACCAGTTTTGCGGTAAGATCCATTATTATTCATCCAGAACCATACTTTTTTACCTAGCATTTTATGGACGTTTTGGTTTCCTTTCAGTTTCAAATTTAGATTCAATTGACTCCCAAAGGTTAATAACTTGTTCTTTTAAAACATTTACTAAATTATTTTTTTCAATCATTTGAATCGATTCATCCATACTTACAGCAAGTGATTCCCCATTACATGTATAAACTGAATTTTTTTCTTTATCATCTTTTTTTAATTTTGGAGTGTCAATTTTAATTGGTCTTGTGTAATCTTTTATAAATTGTAAATTCGCTCTAATATCATCTACGCCATAACCATATATAATATAAATATCACATTTTTTATAAGGTTCATCAACAGTTTTTACAACTTCAATTTCTGTTTTAATTCCAATAATTTTTTTAACTTCCTTTCCTGCGACTTTAATTATTTTTGGTAATTTTTCTGGAAGATTAAATTTAAGTCGAACAGAAGCATAGAATTCAAATGCGTGTCCTCCTGGAGTTGTGTATTTTGGACCATATCCTGAAAAATTATCCCTTATTTGGTTACTAAACATCATAAGATAGTTTTCACGTTTAATTATACGGCAAGTTTTTCGTAACTGTTCACTAAATTCTTTAGCCCTTCGCCCGCCCATTTTATCACCTTCCTTATTAGTCATTTCTAAATCAGTTGAAAGTGCCGCGGAACTATCAACAAATATACCATGCATACTTTTACTTGTCTGTTTTGGCTCCCATTTTAAAACTTTTCCAAATACTTCTGTAACTGTATCAGGTTGATAATAATTTTTAACAGGGACTTTCATTCCAAATATAGATGTAAATTCATGATCCAAACGTGCTTCAGGGTCATGAAATTGTATTTCATTATTTTCCCTTTGAAGTCCTCCGGCAACTTCTGCTAATAAAACTGTTTTTCCAGATTGACTTGGCCCGAAAGCTTCAACAACAATACCACCGGGTATCCCACCTCCTCTAATTCTATTACCACTAATTGATAAATCTAATAGTGTAGAACCAGTAGATATTATGGTATCAAAATTACCATCATATTCTTTTTCAATAGGTATTTTATTTTCACTTTTTCGCTTCATTTGCAAACTTAATTTATTTCCACGTTCCATTAATTAATCCCTTTCAAAATTAAATTTATATCATTGATTAAAAGTCCCTTTTCCTTCAATTCATGTTCTACACATTTTTTAAATTCAATTAAATTATTCATTGGATGAGAACTTTTTATTAACTTCCATTGCAATTGATAACGATTAATTATTTCTTTAATTAATTGTATTTCAGTTTCCTTTTGTTTATGTTTATCAACCCATTCTTCAATAATAGGTTTAATTATTTTCGTTTTTGATAATCCTTTAGCAAGGGTATAAATAGTAAGATAAGAATGAACTGGGAGGGGCAATGAAGCCCCCACCAGTTTATGTTCAGTTCGTTTACTATTATTTTTTAAAATAGCCATACTTATTTCTTTTTTGAATCTTTAGCATCTGAACAGGAATTCCATAATTTACAAGTATCACACTCATCATGTTTATCTGTATCAATTCCAAAACGATAACCAGAAGGACATTCTTTTGTTGATTTTTCTGACTTAGTAGAACGTTGCATTACTGCTTTTTTTGCAGGCTTTTCATCTTCTTCGTCCTCGTCTTCATCAGGAAGTTCTTCATTTGGTTTTTCCCCGGTTCCTCTGCAAATAACACATTTACCACCACGGGAATTTAATCCGGTTCCTTTACATGCAGTACATGGATTTTTTGGTTTCTTTTTATCTTTTGGAATTTCAATACCTAATTCTTTAGCAATTGCCTTTCGAAGAGATGTAACATCATCATCAAAGTCATCCGGATCAGTTTCCAATTCTGAATCTTCAATTAATTTTTCCAATTTACTCTGAGACATTGATAATAAAGATTCCCATGTCATTTCTACTTCCTCATCTTCCTGTTCTTTGTCCTCTTCCTCAATGGGTTCAGGAGTTTTTTTACTTACTTTCTTTTCTTCTTTAGCAGGTTTCCTTTCTAAAGATTTTTTTCTTACTGGCTTTTCATCTTCTTCGTCCTCGTCCTCGTCTTCATCTTTTTCAAGCTTCCCAGCATCCGGTTCATCTTCCATTTCAAAGAACTTAGCATGAAGTTCATCATAGGATAATACTTTTAATAAAGCATCAAGATTAGGAAGATCTTCTAAAATACTTTCATCCAAAGCTTCTTCACGTTCAATAAAATCAATACGAGCAACTTCTTCAAAAGTATTTTTACCCATTTTTTTGGTTTCAAAACGGATTTTTAAAGTAAGACCTTCTTCAATGTCGGGAAATACAGCATGTTCTTCGTTTTCTTCTAATTCTTCATTAAGAAGATTTTGGAAAAGGTACTGTGACATATCCCAAACATAAGGGGTTTCTTCATGTTTCTTGGAATCCCTAGGAATTACAATATAAAGATTACGAGATTTTGCCCATAATTCTTTAGTTTCTTCTTTATCTGCTCCTTCTTTTGCCCGTTTTTGAGCATACTCACAAATAGGGCATTTCTTTCCAAATGAACTTGGACAAACTACAGTATCATTTCCAGAACCAACATTTCGATGAGTTTTAAATGGTCTTTTATACCATAATGTTCCTGGAATTGCAATCTCCAATTCAGGATCTCGGTCAGAGTGTTTATTATCTGTAACTTCATACGGAATAAAGTCAAGTTTTACCCGACTTCCTGGTTCAGGTTGAAATACATGAACATCTTTAGGGAGGTTTAAATAACCAAAATTGTTTTGATTTGATTTTGAATCTTTGGCATTTTTAGTTATTTTGCCTCTGAAATTCGATTTGCTTTTTTTTGTCTTCATCTTCTTTTTTTATGTATTTATAATCAGTGACCATTTTATCATCAATTGCATCTAAATAACCATGCATACAGGCCTTACTAATAACATAGCAAAAGATAATAATCCCTATTATAATTGCTAAAATATAAATTACTAACATATTCTTTATTTTTTTCTGTGTAATTTACCTGCTATTGATTCATTAGATGATTTTTGCTTTTCTGCTCGTTCCCAAGTTAAATCACGTGGAATTTTAGGACCTGCAAAATACTGTTGCCCATGCAAACGAACTAAATTTTCAAGTGCAGATTTACGCTGTTCAAATGCACCTACTGCTCCTTGAGCCATATCAACTTCAAATTTAGCTGTTAAATAATCTGTATAAGCCTGTTGATATTTTGGATGTATAAGAATTGCATTAGCAATAACAGCTTCAGTTACTTTTTCAATTCCATATTTTTCTGGATTACCTCGAATAGCTTTATCTGATTCAGCTTTAGCAATATCAAGATTTTGTTTTGCTAAATCTAATTCCATTCGCATTCTAGCCGAATGTCGGGTATACTTTAGCATTAAAGAAGGTTGATTTAACCATTCAATATCTAAAGAATTTTCATCAATTTCTATGTCTTTTTCGTAATTCATATTATTTAATTTTAATTTTTTACAACTGAATAACAACAATAAACTAAACCTGGAAAACCAATATTATAAAGAGGTTCCCAAAATTGTTCAAGAATTAAGGCAGCCCTATCGTTTTCACTTTTTAAAAGAACAGATTGACAGTATCCTATAATATGCCTGCGTATACCTTCTGGTTCCTGGTTTATTAAACCATTTAAAATAGAAGAAATCTCTTTCCATTTTGCTCCTTTAAGTAAAGCCCGACATAATTCAATACTTTGTGATTGTTCAATTATAGTTTGTTTAGCTATTTCTAATCGTTTTTCAACTGGAGAATTCAATACTTGTTCAAGTATTTGAATAGCATTGCGTGGATGTCCTAAACTATCCTGAATGATTTGCTCATATACTTCTTTCTCAAGTGTTTCATTTTCTTCCCGAACAATTCGTCTTAGTAATCCATGTAGTTGCTGCTCATTCAATGTTTTTACTTGAAATTGTTGGCAACGTCCTTTTATTGTAGGAATAAGTTTTTCTGGATCAGTGGTACAAAGAATAAAGTAAACATGAGGAGGAGTATCTTCAAGTCTTTTTAAGAAAGCATTCTGAGCATCATTAGTCATTTTGTGACACTCATCAATGAGCCAAACTCTACACTTACTTTGAATAGGTCTAAAATTACATTGCTTTCCTATTTCGCGGACAGTATCAATTCCTCTAAAATCAGCAGAATCAATTTCTTTAAAATCATCTCCTAAACTTCCTAGTGCATTAGCAATTATTCGACCAAGTGTTGTTTTACCACAGCCAGTTGGTCCCGTTAATAAAAAAGTATGAGGGCAGGTTTCTATATTTTCAAGCATTTTCTGCAATGCTGGTAAAATATCTGAATTACCTTTTACTTGAGTTAATTCATTTGGACGATATTTAAGATAAAGACTCATATTATTGATTTGTTTATATTATTATACAAAAAATTATTTAATTTTTTTAAGTCCCGTTGAAAGCTCTGCTTTTATGGCCGGATGTGAAACATAGTTGATTATTTCAAAATCTTCTAAAGTCAAATTTTCAATATCAGCCAAAGAAGATAAATCCTTTGTAATATTTACCGAGCATAGTTTCATAGGTTTTCTTGAAAGCTGCAATTTAACCTGTTCCATGTGATTAACATATAAATGAGTATCACCACCAATCCAATTAATAATTCCTGGAATCATATTGCAAGTTTTAGCCAGAATCAAATTCAATAAAGCCATACTTGCAATATTGAACGGAACTCCCAAAAAAGTATCGCAAGATCTTTGGTACATATTTAAATCTAGGTAAAATTTAGGTGTGTCAATAAAATCCAATTCTTTCATTGTATATGGATTTGATTTTTTACCACTGTAAGGTGAATGAAATTCATTTCTTTCGTTTAAACTCAATGGTCTAACAATAAATTGATAGAGTAAATGGCATGGCGGTAATGCCATATCCTTAAAATCTGCTTTATTCCATCCATCAATAATATGGTAACGAGAATATGGATTTGTTTTTAACCCTTCTAAAACTTCCGCAATTTGATCTACTCCATTTTGATTACGCCACTGATAACCATAAACCTTACCAAGGTCACCTAAAGTATAATCATTCGATATTACAAGTCTATTTATATGATTTATATCTTTAATTAAAGATATAAATCTATTAAACTCTAAAGGATTCGTATAATGACTACGTTCATTATAACTACCATCTTTCCAACTTTCACATTTCTTTAAATACCAGCGATAAGCATCCTGATCCCAAATGTGAACATTGTTATCCACCAGATACTTAATATTTGTATTTCCCCGAAGAAACCATAGAAGTTCATGAATTATCCCCTTATAATACATCTTCTTTGTAGTTAATAGAGGGAATCCTTTTTGTAAATCATGAGAAATTAAACCTTGAGAAATACCAATTGTGTTAGGCATATTTATCCTTCCCGATTCTTTCTCAATGCCTTCGTTAAGCATTTTACTTAAAAGTTCTAAATACTGTTTCATACTTTATACCCTTTTTTAGTTGCCCAACTTTGATCTATTTCAGTAATATCCATATCAATTTCCATTGGAATATTAATCCAACTCCAATGTTTAGGAAGTTCTTCACAAGTAATTCTTTGTATTTCTTTTACAAGAAAATTAAGCTCATTTGGATTAACATCGATTAACATACTATCATGAATCTGACCAATAAGCCTTGAATCTAATTTTTGTTCTTGTATTATTCTGTCAATTTCAATAAAACTCCATAATAAACAATGAAAAGCAGCTCCCTGAACTGGATAATTGATAACATCATTTTTACCCATTATTCCACTGCATCTAAAACCTGTCTTTAAATCTACATAACCATTTTTTAGATACGTATTATAATGAGTTTCTTTCCAATGGGCATAAACTTTAAAACGATTTGACCAAAAATCTTTTTCAATATCTTTTATATGTTCGGTAAATTCTTGAAAAGATTTAATTCCTTTTGAAATTAAATGATCTGATAAATGAAAATTATTAAATTTAGGATCCCAATCTAACATCTCAATACCTTGTCCAGGTCTCCATTTTCCTTGTGATAATTTTCCCCATTCACAAGCCATATTAGTAGCACAATTTTTATAATAATCACCATAAAATTGAGGAAAAACAAATCCATTTTTAGCTGCTTGTCTTAAAGTATAATGAGAAGGTATTTTTTTATCAAAATTATCAATCTTAAATATTTGCTTTGCCATATCTCCATGCATGTCCGATTTAGGATCCTTAATATATTTTAACATAGTTGGATCTTTATGATAACATGCAGCAATACGCACCTCTATTCCACTAAAGTCAGGTTCAAGTAATAAATGTCCGGGACGAGGAAATAAAGCTCTTCTACATATTTGCATAGATTCTTCATCTCGTTTTGGTATGTTTTGAAAATTTGGATGATCACTTGAACTGCGATAAGTACGGGCTAAATGTAGATTAAAAAATGGATGAATATATCCATTGACTGATTCCCGTTCAAACGCTTCAAGGTAGGTGTCTCTAAGTTTTTTTAATTTACCAATTTCAAGCAAATTATTAAGTTCTGGTATGTTCAATTGTTTTAAAGATTCTTCATCAGTAGAACCTTTTCCAGTAACGGTTAGTTTTGTAGCCTGTAATTTTTTAACAGAATAAAGAAAATAACCTAATTGAACATCAGAATTAATATTAACTTTGCCTTTAGATGAATGCTGCCAATGTTTGAAGAAGTTTGTTTCATAAAATTCTTTTTCTAATTTTTCAATTTTTCTGGTTAAATGAGCTTTTTTATTAGCAACATAAGTAGCATCTATCCGTATTCCTTGTTGTTCTGCTCTACTTAATGCTAAAATACCATCATGCATTAATTGATAAGCTTCAGCAGTTTTTGCATTTATACTCATTAGATATTTGAATTTTTGACAGTTTATTAAAATTTTTAATCGCTGGGAATAATTTACCTCAAAACAATATAATGAATCCAGTAATTTATAATATGCTTTTTTATTTTTAAAATATTCAGGATGCTTTTTTAATTTTCTTTTTTGCCAATCTGAATATGCTTTTATACTTTCCTTCCATGAATGATAATAGGCATATTGAGAACTTGTAAATTGAGTCATTCCAAAATAATTGTGTTTATTAACACAAACGGATGAAGTAAACCAACCCGTTTCTAAAACAGTTTGTGCTTTTACAATTTCTGGGAAATAACAAGTTGTATCAATTTCATTTAAAAAGTCAAGTAAATCGAAATTAGTAGTCTTTGCATTTATTATACAAGAATAAAATAAAATTGATATAAAGATTAGTTTTTTCAATAATATTGTTTTGGTTAATACTAATTAAGTCCCATAATCACATAAGAATAAAGGTCTTCTTTTTGTAATATAGTATTATCAAATGCGTATTCTTCAAAATCTAAAATATAGGTGACAATACGTCTGCACGTTTTTCCTGTATACCTAGAACTTTGTGGAATATATTCTTTTAAAATTAAAATATCACCAACATTAAAATTACGGTCATTTTTTCGCAATTCAAAGGGTTTAGTACCATCTAAAATAGCTTTGAATTCTTCAGGCCACGTTTTTAATTCATGTTCCATATTAAAAAGGTAAATTAATTCCTATTATATCTTGTTGTTTCATTGCTAAATCATATTCATAAATAGAATCTAAGGCACAATAGTGCATTAGTTTTTCTGCTCCTCCTGGTTTTTCAAATAATTCATAAATCCGATTAATTCCATTACCATTTTTAGAATCATTTGAATCTAAATAAGGTTTTATTTCACTTGAGTAATTAGTGATTCCAAAATTTATATACGTTTGAAATTTAAGTCCTGTAACTCCTTGTCTATTATCTAATATATGAGCAGCCTGCATTGAATCCCAACCCCAGCTAAGTACTGGTTGTTTTAATTTTACAACACTCCAAGTTTCTTCATATTTCATATTATGAGCAAACTTTTCAATAGTTGGATTAGCGAGTAAATTAATAAAAGGTTGTCTTGCTTTCTTCGTTTCAGGCATCATAAAGACATAAGCTTTATCAGATTCATAACAAACAGAAGCACAAATAATTCTATGACCTTCAGCATGTGGTTTCAATCCAGTTGTTTCATAATCAAATGCAATTTGTCTGGATTCAATACTATTGAGAATAGATAAATCTTCAATTATATCAATTTGAGGTTTTTTTCTAATAGGAACTGGGATACTAATTAATTCAAAGGCTTGTTTTAAATCCTGTTTCCAAATAACTAATTCAACTGGATTATCAGAATTTTCAATAGTTTCAGGTGCAAAAGTAGGACAAATCCAAGCTTTAAATTCTTGATCAGGAATAGTAAACCCTCGCCATTTCTGTAAAGACCCTAAATCCTTTT